TCGGCCTGTTCTTCGGTTAGCCCGTCCATTTCCATAATAGCGGTCTTCTGGGAGACAGTGGCCTTACCCCCGGTTCTGATCTGGTAGATCGTGGCCTGTTCCATTTCGTCGTCAGGGAGACCGTCGTTAAACTTAATTTTCGGGGTAGTGACCTCATAGTCGATCTTCCCTAACTGAGATTTCTCCAGTAATTGAGCAGTCAGGAGAACCCGACGAAGACCTTTTTCGTAATACTGACGTTTCCGGTTGACCTTCGCGAGAAGTGAGTTCATCCTCCATTTGATAGACAGCCCAGAACTACCGGAAGTACCGGAGTCGCCCTGGCCCAAAGCTACCGAAGGGACTTCCGCGAGAACCAGGAGAATGTCCAGCAGCTTTTCAAGTTCCAGGAAAGCAGCCGATAGCTGGCCATCCCAGGTAATGTATTGAGGAATAACGTCGTCCTTACCCATTATCTCGAAGACCTTATCGACCCCGACCCTATATACCGGATTCCCCTCGTCGTCGGTATCTATCGTACCCGCAGGAACAGCGATCGCGGGATCAGCGTGTTTGTCCAGGATAACCGCAATCTGAGACAGCCTATTATTTATCTCGTCAAATATGGGTTTAAGGTCGGTAAGGTCATCGATCCCTTCCCAGCAGTCGTCGGTAGAAAAGTTCGGAACGTGTACGACCAGAGGGAACGGAATCCCGGTCTGAACTTCCCGGCGAGCCTCGAATACTTCGTGAGAAAGCCTCCATTCCGTGATCTCGTTATTTGAGGTTAGGACGGACGGCAGCATAACCCACTTACTGTATTTGATAACCCCCGGATAATGGGACTCGATATACAGCAGCCATTCATTCGCGAGAGTACCCTGGTTTTCGTCCAGGACGATCGGAACCGGATAAGCAATATGGTAGGCCAGGATCTTGTTTGCGTCTCCCGGCATAGTCTCAGGGAAGACATACTCTGGGTTTTGTGACTCGATAAAAACCCTAAAGGGATCGATCGTCTTTTCGACTACCCCCTCGTAATACTGGCCCCATCGAACCTTATAAAAAGAATCCCCTCTGTAGCTGTTTCCCAGAGAGGACTCGTAGTTCGTGATATTCAGTTCGTTATCCTCGACCAGTCTTTCGAGAGCTTTCTGCTCCGGGGAACTGCTTTCTTTGCCGGCAGAAAATCCTGGAGATTCACCGAATAAAAAATCGGCTGACTTCTTACAGATAATGCCCGGAAGGTTAGCCGATACGTAGACTATTTCATTCTGCCTTTTTGAGAGTAAACTCTGTACCCTTACGAATACGTCGTAATGTTTACCCAGGAATAACTTTTTATTCTCCTTATACCTGGCGATACGTTTCTTATGTGATAAGGGAGGGTAATACTCCCCAATTCCGAATAAAGCCAAAGACCTCAACCCCCTTTATAAACCCTTAGGTTTTTTAAATAATGTCCTTCGTCGGTTCCCCCCACATAGTTCGACAGCCATTTGTAAAGAGTCGGGAAGGTCGTCGTGATCGTGGCTGGGGTACTGCTCCAGCATCTCTAAAAGCAGCCTTTGATGCCTCATAAACCGGAGAACCCCGTTCTCGATAATAGGTTCTAACGACTCGATCCGTTCCTCTTTCTTAGTCCTGCTGATAATGCCCCGTAACTTCGTAGAGTAATATTTTAGCTTTGCTAACCTCTCCTGTAGTTGTCTAAAGAGGTCGACCTGAGCCTGGACGGTCTCGACTCCCCCTATCCTCGGTCTGTACTGGATAATCTTTTCGACCATTACGTCTAATGCTTCGTGAGCGGGACATTTCTTCGCCCAGGTATCCACCACATAAAGAACCCCAGTCTTTTTACTCCTAGCGACCACGACGATCGCGTTATAGTCAGACCGGGAGTTCTTACCGAAAGCTATATCCCAGGCTATATAATGATCCAGCATTATCTTTTTACCCTTGTCGTCGATAAGGTCGCCATAGTCGAAGTAGGAGAATGAGGACGGCTTAAATATCTGAGTTTCCTCGTCGATCGGGTTATTCATATACTCAGACCCGAAAGCCCGACTCCCGATATTGACCTTCTCCAGCATAAGCAGGGAATACGGGAACCTGTGAGGCCAAAGGACTTCGGCCCCTTTATCCATTTCGTTTTTGTTCTCAAAATAAAAAGCCAGGGAATCATCCTGGCGATTTTCGTTATCCTGGTTTCGGTATATGTTTTCGAATTCGGCCCAGAGGTCTTCCCGCTCTGGCCTGGATATTATAGCAGCGAAGACCCTCGACTCGAAGTCCGGTCGTTTTAAGACCTCTGGCAGTAGCCCTCGTCCGTGTACGATAGTTCCCATATAGACGAAAGCCGTCCGTTCCGGGTCTCCAATCGGGATTACGACAGAGTTAAACCAGTACATATTCTTTTCCCGGAGTTCTGCTGTATTCGTGTTCTTCTGGGACTCCAGGTCGTCACAGATAACCAGATCAGGCCTGAATGACCCGTTTCTCTTACCCCGTAACTGCTTTCCCATACTCGCAGCCTCGACGAGAACCCCGTTTAACGTCAGGAAAGCCTCCTGAGTATCCCTGGTATTAAGGCTTTTAACCGGAGCCAGGAACTCTCCGAAGTCCTCCCGGAGTTTTTTATTGAATTTAAGCTGTAAGCTGATCCACTCGATAAACTTTCTCGCGGACGTGTCCGTCTCTGAGATAATGAGGATATACTTCCTTTTCTCGAAGACTATTTCGTGTATGGGAAAGACGTTCGACAGGTAAGCTGACTTAGCGTGGCCCCGTGGAGCTGCCCAGGCTATTCTCGCTGTCTTACGATCATTTGAGACCTCATTTAATAGCTGACATAACTCTATATGAAAGTCAGGAGAACTGTTCATACTGACCCCGGCAGGGATGAGGTTCTGGTCGTTCTCCGGGTTCCTGTCGTCTGAGAAATACTCATACATAAAGTACAGAATATCGGAGTCGGCTCGGTCGATTCTCCGTAGCCTCTGGAGTTCTGCCATATCCACGAAGTAGATTTTTTTCTGTTCTTCGGTTAGCTTTCCTTTACCCCGGTATTCAGAGAATAACTGGGTTCTCTGTTCTATCCTTCTGATCCGCTTTCGACGTTCTTCCTTATCGGTTATTCTTACCTCCCTCCTTCCCTCCAGGGTCGCTCCAGAACGTCAGAACAGCCCCTATTGGCTTATTACGTAATGTCGTAAGGTACATATATAGTTATACTACTCCCAAAAATGAAGCCAGAGACGGAATAAACGAGCCATGATAAGATAGGAAGTAATATATTCAATACAGACTTTTCCAGGTTCACAATCGATCGAGATCGAACTTTTTTGCATATTGCCTGCGTTTTAATATCTCTGTTAGAATAAGTTATCAAAGCGATCATCTGTTTGGTAACAAGAAAGCCCCAGGAGGCTTTCTGGAGCTTCAAAAAAAAGATAATATTTTACCATATAATTTTTATTAAAAGCTAGTAACCTACTATTGAGGACTTGCTTCCCATAAAAAGGCAAAAGTGATATTATACCACAATTGACTACCTATTAGCAAGGTAGCTTACAAAGAACTCAGAAGTTTGATAACAATGATTTTTTTAGGTATAATCAGTTAGGTAAACGATTAGAGAATATTTAATTAGGGAGTATCAAATCAATAGGAGATGGTACTAAACGAGATACAAACAGCGGATTTATATTAGATTAGCCCGTAGAATTAAAAATGCCCCGAAGACGGTCTATGTTAGACCACACTATCGGAGCAGACCGGAAAGAATACTCGATGTGGATTATACCCAGTTAGTTATTGACTTTCTTAATGAAAAGAGCGTTAGCCCTAACTAACGCCCTTTAAAAGAAAGTAAGAGGTTAAAAATACTGATACTCCCTAAGTATATTCGAGGATAATTTATATTATCCTCTTTCTTTTCCCTGTATTTTATCCTCTTTAATTACCTATTTTCTTCCGTACCTCATCCAGTCCTATCTCCTAATTCATTTCTACCTACTTAGCCAGCGTCTTCTTCCTTCCTCTAGTCCATCTGCTTCTGCATCTTATCCTCCCGCTCATCCCTGTCCTTCTGCCTGACGGTAATACCCAGAGTTACCGTTATCCCCCCGAAGGTTATTAAGCTGCCTCATCCCCCCACGAATCCCAGCCCTCGACCCTGGCCCTTGCGAATAGCTCGATCCGGGGTACATCTCCCATGAGTTCGACGATCCTCTCTCTTACGTCGTCTGGTTTTTTAGAGTGTACCGTCCTTTCTGCTATAACTAACTGCTTTACGTTCTTAATGACCCGCTGTGGTCTGCCCCTGGTCGCCAGGAGAACCACTTCGGTACTGGCCATCGTCCAGCGACCCAGGTTATAGACCCATTTACCGGTTCTGGTGGTTTTGCCCCAGACAAAAGCTACAGTCTTATACTGGAAGCCCCACGATTGGATCACCCTAAAGGCTTCCGGTAACAGCGGAGATGTCGCCCAGAGAAAGAGTACCGAATCCCTGGCTGCTAGGTCTTTTACCGGGAGAGCCTCGATCCAGTTAAGAGGCTGGGTCTCGTATTCGTGATCCAGACTAAAACTATGCCCCGACATTTTGTCGTTATACGACCAGGGAGGATCGGCATAAATGATCTGGTACTGCTTGTGCGGGAACGGGATAATGTCTGCCATTTTCCTTCCTCCTTTATTTGTGGTCTTCATTTTTGAAGACTGCATAAAAAAAGACGCCATTTTAGCGTCTTCTTTAAAATAACTTATTTAAAAAGGATGTTGAGGATTTTGTAGCCATATGACTTATTTACTATGTTATGCCGCCATGTAAAATGGAGTGGATAGAAATCGAACCCTCGTAATCGGCTTGGAAGGCCGACGATCTACCATTGAGCTATTCTAATCTGTCAGATGCAACGGACTCGACTATTTTTGAGGTCTAAATTCTGGCTGTATCCGTTGCATTTGTATATTATAATAAAAGAAAATCCCCTCCAGAGTTTAGAGGGATTTATTCCTTTGCCTTAAAACTCAACTATCTCGCAATATTATACCGAGCAGTAACAATTATAAAGGCTTAGAAACGATACGGTAATCCGTTTATAACCTCCACCAAAGCCACAACGACTGACCCTCCCTCTGGAAGGTTTTTGTCGTACTCCAAAGACTCGATTGGAGTCGGCTCCGGGATCGTGTCTTTATCCTCGGTCATACTCTCTAAATGTAAAACCAGACCTTCCCTGGCTGCGTCGACAGCTTCCTCGAAGGTGGAATTAGGGCGGAGCCAGAGTATAAAGCCGGGGATGTCGGAGAAGGTAACGTCGATCTGCTTATTTCCGTCTTCGTCCGTCCAGATATGAAAGACTCCGGGGTAAGCGTGTGTTTTTTGCTGTTCATGCAGATTATTCCGCCTTTTGCTCTATCATTATTACAGGTCATAAACACTTACCTAGATAAAAGTGTCGCCTAACATTCCGGCAACTTTAAAGAGATACTATTTAGATACTCTCTTATATCTTTGATAATGTCATCCGCTGACTCAGTTCGGTTTTGACATTTGTAGGCCCAAAACCTGCCCGGATGAATTAAATCCCATCGTGATTTCTGCTGGTTATAACGTCCCTTGCCGGGATCGTGATTGCCAAAACCGTCTATTAACTTATTCCAAATGGGCGAAAAATTTTCGATTAACAAAGATTCTCCCAGCGGAATCCAAATATCGTCGACCACTAGATAACGGCAGTAGAAATCTGCAATATCCAAATTCTGAGTCTGTTTAATAGACTCCGTGTGTTCGTATAACCTCTTAAATAAAACCTTTCCAGGTGGAGCGTCTAAGCCGAAACCGCCCTTTCTAGCCCCCGCCGGGACAGCTTTACCGACATAAATAGGTAATTCAAACTTATTATCTCGATTTTTATATGAAATTTTTTGGTAAGGGGGGAAATCACCCACGTAGTAGATAGCATAAACCCCCGCTCCTTCGAATTCCTCTGGAGGTAGAGGCCCTACCGGTTTTTCCAGCAGAGCGTCAGCGACGCTAGTCGCAAGATTCTTCTTGTCTAAAGGGTTATACGGTAACTCGGACATTATTTTCTCTCCTGGTAAAATTTCCGTGACGCAGCCGTTCCTTAACGCTTTTTGCGATGAGATTCGCAAGTTTTACGGGAACGGCATTACCTAACTGTCTCATGTTTTCAGTCCATGAACCAAAAAACCTGTAATCATCGGGGAATGTCTGCAATCTCGCACTTTCACGAACAGTAAAATAACGAACATTACCATTCGGGAGTAGCAGCATATTTTCACCGCCTGGTACTCCGTGATCGCCCGCCTTTAGAGTCTTAGCCGGTTCATCCAGTGGGCTGCCCGTATGACCCGGATAAACCCTCGCTCCTGAACGAAATTCATGGTTCTGAATATGTGTATCTTTGTTAGTCTCAGGATCGGGAAGGTCAGAAATAGCGTCACGGATGGTTAACCAGGGTTTTTTACCAGGAGGAAATAGAGAGTATTTTAGCCGTTCAATTCTTGGTTCTAAATCTGAGGGAGTTTCTCCTCGCTCCCTTTTGGATACTCCGTGTTTTTCCCAGTATTCACCTGTGGCCCATTGACTCCATAATAACGATTCGAAAGAATGGGTCGCTTCGGGGAATGACCATTCTATGTTAGTATCTCCACGAAAGCCGATTATAAAAACCCTTTCACGTCGTTGGGGAACCCCGTAATCCGCAGCGTTAAGCAGACGGAATATAACCCGGTAACATAATCCGTCGTGTAATCCCCTGGTATGGTACTTTTCAAGTCTGGAAAGATGCTCCGTCCAGTACTCGTCCGCTTTTCGAATTACTTCAGGGTAACTTAGCTGAAGAAGGATATACCCGAAGTATTTACTGAAGGACTTTCTTAATAAACCTCTTACGTTTTCGATGAAGATAGCCTTTGGTCTTATTTGACGGACAGCTCGGGCCACTTCCGGAAACATATCTCTACTATCATTAAAGCCCCTATGCTTACCACCCAACGAAAATGGCTGACAGGGAGGCCCCCCCGCGAGAAGGTCGATATTGTTCTCATACTCCCAAAAGTTATAATCACGTACATCGCCCTCAAACAGCGGCCAATTTTTCATAGGATCGATACTTTTCTTTTGATTCTCTCGGATGTTATTGCAGGAGTGTTTATCCCATTCATAAACAGCCTTGTGTTCGAATCCAGCGTTTGAAATTCCTATCGCCATTCCTCCGGCTCCAACGAAAAGTTCCAGCGAGTTCATCGAATCCCTCCCGATAAAACTTTTTAAAATAAAGGATCTTAAATACTTCTTAAGGCTCTTTTTAATTCCGGGGATATATCGTATATACTATAAATGATTCCTCCACCAAAGGACTTCGTTGTTTTAATATAGCCTTTCATAGTCATCATTTCCAAAATATGATCTGTTAACATTCTGGGAATATTAAGTGATTCAGTTATAATTATATTATTAAATTCGTTAAAATTAACAATACGAAGGGCTACAGATTTTACTATTGAATCATAATCCTCAATGTATAATCTTGCGAAGTCATCAAAACCTAGGGGCATTATAGTAAAACTAAAAATCCCACCCATAGTTCTTTCTGCTTTAATATATCCTTTACTATCTAATACTTCTATTGTCTCTTCAAAAGCATCCATATTTATATTAAAAGACTCAGCTTTGGGGAAAATATCGCCAGTATTTATATAAAGGTAGCCTAAAACCATCGCATGTTCACACGCGATTTTAAAAATAAGGCTGTCTGTATGTGTCAATCCGGGTAAAATGTCAATTATAGTCTGCGTATATTGCGGTGGCGAACCCAAAGGAGGTTTAAAGCTATGACCATAAATGGACATTACGATTCTGTCTAGTTCAGTTTCATAATTATTAAGGTCTTTAATCTTTTCCCATAAGGTTGAGTGTAAGCATTCCGGAACCTCGCAATCGTCAATAATAACCGGTATAATTTTACTTACTCCGTTAATCTTTTTGATCATAGCAGCGTTTAATTCTTCCTTAACCCAAGGTTTACTAATACTATTTATGGAAATAACTGCTATTATTGCTTTAGCGTTTTTGATACCTTCCTCAAATATTTTATCTACTAAACTATCACCGGGCAACATTTCCCACTTATCCAACCAGGCGTCTATTCCTTTTTCTCTTAACTTGGTGGCAAAACCTAGTACAAATCTTTCTTTATCGTCGCTTGCGTGAGTAACAAAGACATTAGGATTCAAATTATATCTCCTTTAAATAGATCTAAATTGGTAAATATATCTATATATAGTATAACAGATTTATCTTTTTCCACAACTAGTTTACAGTTCGTTAAATGGATATTTTGTATATATTCGCGTTATATTTATAATATATTAAGTCAATTACCTTTTCCTGTTTTCATTCTTCATAAAAAGAGTAAACAAAAAAGACCCGCAGGGTCTTCTTAAAATGATACTTAGTGTTCCGGGGTACATATCTCCCCGAACTTGTAAGCTAGTTTCAGTAATTTTTTTAAGGCTTTTTGTCGCTCGTCGTCTGTCTTCGATAGCTCTACTTCTATTAAAGCAAGTTCGAGCTCTTTAGCGATTTCCTCTTTTCCTTCATTCTCCATCGATTAACCCCCTTAACCCAAACCTTTCAAATTATACCATAAAGGAGGATGGAAGTAAATTATTATATTACCGCGATATTCTACCTACAATTCGTTAGAATTTAGACTTCGGGATAAGAACGTATAAAGTGTAAATTGAAGGTAAAAATAATAAAGAAACTTAATGTAGGGGGTTCACTATGATTAACCAAATTATTTTATGGTCAATGTTCATCGTTCCT